GTTGGATTTTGCACATAGAGACGAGGGTATACATTTAGTAAACTTGTATACAAGGATTTATTATATATTGTATATTGATATTGTAGCAAATAATCTGAATTCGCTATAGATGGATATACATTACCGTATATGCTAGTCGGCATACCCCATGTATTACCGTCGAATTGAAGCATTCCACTAAATGTGCTATATTCTTGACCTACAGTTTTAACATCAATTGTAATTGTTCCTTGACGGAAATCCAAGCCATTTAAATCACCAAATGTAAGATGGTAAGGTGTTAATGTATTTAAAATACTACTTACATTTACAATAAAATGTCTATACGTTACCAAGTCCATAACGCCTGTATATGTACTCTGTGTTAGATTTATAATCTGACTTGTATAGAGTGCGGATAGTCCAGCGGTTGGTGCCTGTGCATTCAAACCAGCTACAAATGTATTATATGCAGTTAAAGTCGAATTAGTAACATCTGTGACTACTTCGCCAATCTGTTTTGTAGCAGTAGATGTAGTTTTAGAGACTAATTCATAATAAGATGTAGAATACAATGAAGAAATAAGTGTATTTATATACGCTATAGTAGAATTTGAGACCGTGTTAATCGAGCTAATATATAACGAACTCGTATATGTGTTAAAAAATCCAGATGCGGTGCTTGCATTTTGTATTGCAGTGCTGATAAATAATTCATTCTTTATGGTAGACACAGTCTTAATTGTACTATTTATGAGTGTTGATGTATATTGTTCGAGTTCAATAAATGACTCATATATGCCTGATAAAATACTGCTTGTGGTGAGAACATTGAATTTGTAGTTCAATGTACTAAGATCTTTTACAAGATAATTGATGCTAGAGGCAATCGTTGTATTTGTAGTGGCCAGTGTAGAACCGTATGAAATAAGTGTTGCTGCTACTGCTCCTGTAGTTGTGGAAAGGTTTATTACCGCAGTAGATGTTTTATATATAGAATCAAGTATGGTGCTATTATTTTGAGAAGTGTATGTGCTAACATAGCTAGATAGCAGTGTATAATTTGTACTCAATATACTAATATTCGGTATAAGGGAATCTATGGAACTCACCTTACTTTCTAATGGTGAAACTGTACTGTAATATAGTGTGCTTACAGCACCTAATCCATTATTGTAATTCGCATCACATAAAGTTGATAAGCCCGTGTATGTGCTAAGCAACTGTTGTGTTATAATGCTACTAAATGTTGAAAAATTTGTAACTTTTAAACGACTTGTCGAAATTTCGGATATATCTGTATTAAAGTCTAGAGATGCAGCTTGGATAGAACTATTTACGAACCCAATATAATTGTTTGTAATTGTAGAATACGTAATATAATTATTCAGTTCTATAAAACTGCTAAGTGTGCTATATGTGTTAACAACGCTGCTTTGTACTGTTGCGATTTCATTTGTGTATGTCGAAATACTATTTATTGCTCGAATAGAACTATACATAATATTCAGCGTACTCGTATAAATATTGGCTGTATTTAGAAGTAAATTGTCGCGAAGATTATTTAAACGTATTCCCATCGCGGTTAATCCACTGCTTAATGCTATATTGTTAGCCTGCACTTGTGAACCAGTTGACAGCAATCCGACACGAATGGTGCTAACATCACCCGCTACACGAGTGATTGTACTCGTTAGCCTCTGATCTAAAGAATATAATTGGCTGCTGAGGGTGGAAAATTGTAGTACTTGTGCTGTATTCAGCGTAGACAAATTATCATTTGTACGACACGTTAGACCTCTTAGTAAAACAGTATCACTGTGTTGCGTCGTGGTAAACGCCATTCTAATTGTCTATGCTAAATTATCCGCCTTCTCTTCCGTAGATACGGTTGTATGCGATAAGAAAAACAACCGACCGTAAGTAGAATATGTCAAACAGTGGCGGCCTATTACAACTTGTGTCCACGGGGCGGCAAGACATATATCTTTCCGGAAACCCACAGACTACATTTTTTAAACAAGTTTACCGCCGATATACAAATTTTAGCATGGAGACCCAACGTATTCCTATGGATACAGCGGTAGACTTCAATAAACTTATAAGTATAACTGTTCCTAGGAATGGTGATTTACTGTCGCAATTGTATTTGGAAATCGAATTGCCGAAAATGACACCGGACGGGCCGTTACCAGATTCAGCCTATAATTCTTCTCCGTGTGGTGTTGTAACCGAAAGTCCGACCGATTATAGCAATCCTGTTGAAGGAGTGAATTGGGTAAATGGAGTGGGTTTTGCGATGATAGATTACATAAGTATCTGGATTGGCCAGCAGGAAATAGACCGTCAATATGGTGAATTCATGTATTTATGGACACAGTTAACCACACCGGGATCAAAGCGCGATGGTCTTAATTTTATGACAGGAATGCAAGCGGCATATAACGAGGCAAGTCAATCGGGTCCGCTCCGGTTATTCGTTCCTCTGCATTTCTGGTTTTGTAAAAACCCTGGGCTTGCACTGCCTGTCATAGCATTACAGTCAACACCTGTTAAGATATATATCAAGATGCGTAATGGAAATGATATGTTGTTTACGACTGGTCTACAGAATGCGATTTTGGAAGGATGTCCTTGTCCACCCAGTTTATCCAAGGCACCGCCGGTTATAAGAGAAATGACTTTATGGGGTGATTATATCTATCTTGATACGGAGGAGCGCCGGCGGTTCGTGAGTTCGAAGCACGAATATCTTATTGAACAGGTGCAGCAACAAAAGCGTTTTAGCATTCCGAAGAATGCGAAGACTGCTACGATACCGTTATCATTTAACCATCCGATGAAGGAAATGTTCTGGGTGGTAAATCAAGATCGTATGGCAGATTCTCACGAGTGGTTCAATTACGGTAGTCGTATGTTGTTAGAATATGGTATACCTAACATAGATCTAATATCAAAGGCGCTAATACAGTTCGACGGATATGACAGATTTGAAGCTCAATCCGCACAGTATTTCCGACTGATGGTTCCGTGGCAACGCCACACAGCTATTCCGAACGATTTTATCTATGTGTATAGTTTCAGTCTATCTCCCGAGGCGTCACAACCACAGGGGTCATGTAATGCGAGTCGCTTAGACACAATTGTACTTCAATTAACTATGAATTCAAATGTAACTTCACGGAGTGCCGGTGTAACTGTATACGCCATTAACTACAATGTGTTGCGAATTCAGGCAGGTCTTGGTGGTGTTCTCTTCACGGTGTAATTCCGCGTCTATTTTCCGCCCCGCGCTTAGAGATGAGCGCCGACGCACAAGATTATGTGCAGCCGAAGACCCATCACCCCAGCGATGTAGACCATTGGGGTGGGCACCCCGATAGAAACTACTTCATATTTGTCGGTTTATCCGTGTTCTTCGGGTTTTTTGGCCTTGACCACTTCTATCTTCGCAGTTTTAGCACAGGCACACAGAAATTTTTCATAAATATGTTAACTCTAGGATTTTGGTATTTTTGGGACGTTATACAAATTGCGAACGATGGTGCCAAAATACGTAAAGATGGATTAAACAGTCCCTTGGACTGGATACGCGGAATCGGAAGAGGCACATTCCGACCCATTGAGAAAACGGGAGAACCTAATATTGAAGCAGAGAAATCCTATTTATTGTATGCATTCTTAGCAATATTCTTCGGTTGGCTGGGTGCGGATAAGTTCTACATGGGTGAAACATGGCAGGGGATTGCAAAGTTATTGAGTTGTTTCAATATATTCCTTTTTCTATTCGGATGGCTATGGGTTGCTTGGGATGGTTTCCACGCATTCTTTCTTACGGAATCATTGATAAAGGATGGAATAAGCCCGCCGATGCCATATTCATACTTCTTTAATGAGCCTACACCAGGTTATGTATTCCTGCCCGGTGGTACTCCCTCACGTGAAAGGAATGAAGGTGGCATTTTTGGAACGTTAGATTGGATCGCAAGAACCTTTGGATTCCCAGCGGTTCCCAAGGGTCTTCCACTGGGAACTATGTACAAAGAAGTTGTTGCACCATTATTCACTCCTCCGCTAGTGAAGGCATTAGAGCGTGTTACAGATGTATCGTCGTCGATTTCACACAGCACGATACCACAGATGCCACAGCCACAAGTACCCACGATGCCGCAGCCACAAGTACCCACGATGCCGCAGCCACAAGTACCCACGATGCCGCAGCCACAGTTACCTATACGGCAGGCAGGTGGTGGATTTATTGAAGCACAGGGACCAGGTCCAGTAATAGCCGGTGCACTCACGGCTGTTATTCTCGCAGGAGGTCTAAAAGGGTTTTATGATGTAATAAGCAGACAGTACGAATGAAGTTGTTGGAAACGCAGGAACAGTTTGAACAACTCTGGTTTTATAAAGAAGATGCTATCCCTGACGGAATGAACGCTGACAAAGGATGGATCGTCTATTTTACAGCGGCATGGTGTGCCCCGTGTAAAAAGTTAGATTTGGAAAAAATAGATGCTGCCGCGGAACTTGTAGTTGTCCCTATTTGGAAATGCGATGCGGAAGTGAACGACTATACGGCCGGTTACTGCAGTGTTAGAAAATTCCCTACATTTTTATATTGTAAGCCTAAAACTATCGTTTCAACCTTACAATCAACTCAGACAGAGAGTGTTATTCAATGGATTAATTCCTTAAACACCCTTTGATATCTGATACTAAATTTTTCAATTCTTCTATTTCCTGCTGTTGCTTTTTTATAATTGGTAACAGAAGAACACAAAGTCGATCGTATTGGATGCTCTTATACCCATTATGTTCGCGGACAATTTCAGGGGCAATATCTTCCATTTCCTGTGCAATAAATCCGATTTCTACGACATCTGGCCGTGTAATATAATTGAAACCATACGTGTTCAAGTCTAATATACTTTTACATGTTGAGAGTTCATAAATATTCATTTTTAGTCGTTTGTCAGAAAACGTTGTCATGCTATTTGCAACTAAATCGGTTATGAATGCTGCACCACTTACATCTAACACATATAATGCATTTGTGCTACTTGTTTTACCAATTAGAACTTGACCCGATGAACGTGCGATACCTACACCAGGCAGGTCTGTCCATTGGATGACGCCCGACGACAAGGTATTGACATAGGAGGAGAGCGAAGACAGGTTTCCATCGACTATCACAACGCTAGTAGATCAAGTATTGACGTAGGAGGAGAGCGAAGACAGGTTTCCATCGGTTGTCACAATGCTAGACGATAAGCTGTTGGCGTAGGAAGAGAGCGAAGACAGGTTTACATTGGTTGTCACAATGCTAGACGATAAGCTGTTGGCGTAGGAAGAGAGCGAAGACAGGTTTCCATCGGTTGTCACAATGCTAGACGATAAGCTGTTGGCGTAGGAAGAGAGCGAAGACAGGTTTACATTGGTTGTCACAATGCTAGACGATAAGCTGTTG